GCCTATTACCAGATAAAATATTAAATAAATTCAGGAATAAATCATTAGAATATGTTGATTTCGGCGTATATTATGATACAGTTAACAAGACTAAGGCATATACAGGAAACGGCAGCATTATTCTTGTAGAAAACTATGAAGCGCCTGTTATACCTTTTGTATTCTTGTATTATAAATCGCCGGTATTAGGTAATGTTACTACTTCAGTAGCTGACCAACTGGTAAATATCCAGCAAGAAATAAACATTCTTATGGCTAAAATTAAAGACGCTTCTCAATTAAACAGCGCCTTAACATTTCTTGTTCCAGAGGGTTCAAGCCTTAAGACTACCCAATTAAATAATAGAGTTGGTAATGTACTTACATATAAACCGTTAGCAAATGGCGGGTTACCGGTTACTTCAGCTACGCCAGCTTTTATTGATAATCAGTATATTGCTGTATTAAATGAGCTTATTCAGAAAGCTTATGATATAGTAGGTATATCTCAGTTATCAGCACAGTCTAGAAAACCAGCCGGACTTAATTCTGGTATAGCATTAGCTACAATGGAAGATGTAGAATCAGACAGATTTGAAACACAGCTTAACCAGGTTATAAGAGCTTATATTGATATTGCTAAAACATGTATTAAAGTATTCCCGCAAGATGAGAATATTTTACCAGAGATATCTAATAGACTTGCTATTAAGTGGAAAGATATTGTTAAAGAAAGCGAAAATATGAGCATACAGTATTCTGGAGCTGATAATCTTTCTAAAGATCCTAGCACTAAACTTCAGCAATTACAGCAATTGGCTATGGCGGGCGTTATTCCGGCTGCCCGTATTCCACAGCTTATGCAGATTCCAGACCTAGAAATGGGATATAGCTTATCTAATAATGCTATTGATGCCGTTATGACTGTAATAAAATCTTGTATTGAAGACGATGTATATGATGTTCCAGAGTTTATTCCTTTTGAATTACTCAAGGAAGAGATTATAAATACTCAGCTTTCTTTAACGGCAGCGGGCTATGACAGAAATAAGAAAGACATTATGAAGCTTAATAAGCTATATGAACAGGTAGAAAATGAAGCTGCAGAATGGGAAACTAAAGCAAATGCTGAAGCCGGAACTAATAATGTGAATAACCAAGAGGGCTCATTACCATATAACCAGAATATATTAGAGCAAGAAGCTAATATGGTGCCAGTAAATCAGGCTGAACCAGACAATGCTGCTTGGGTAGATTCTAATGATTTGGATAGAGTATAAAACTAATAAAATATAATAAGGAGAAATTCATAATGGATGAAATGCAACTTAATGAAATTCTCGCTTCTTATAGGGACGCCATAAATGCTCTTATCGAAAGAGTTGATGCTCAGGACGGCATGATTCAGGCCGTTAGAGAGAAAGCTGAAGGTACAGAGCGTTTAATATTTGATGAAGTAATCAATCCGGCAAAAGCTGAAATGGAAAAGCAGATTTATGATGCTGGCTTGGAAGATTTCACAAATAAATATGGCGAAAAGCTTAATGGCTATAACGATAAGTTACGTCCTATAGAGGGTGAGGATTTTGATATTATGAAGCAAGCTTATGACGGCTATAATTCTATTGAAGGAGAAAAACCGGATGAAGCTATGTATGTCGACGAACTTGTTAAAGTAGTTGATAAACAGCTTGATGATATCAGAGCAGCTATAGGCGTGCCGGCAAATGCTGAAGTAGCCGTAAAGCAAGACGAAGATGGCGAAACTACTGTTGAAGTAGATGGCCAGGAAGTTAAGGAAGTTTCTGAAGATTCTGAAGACTCAGATAAAACTGAAGTAAAAGAAACTGAAGAAACAGAAATTAAAGACTCTGATGAAGAATCAGACCCAGAAGAATTAGCAGCTTTGGAAGAAGAGCTGCTTAAATACGCAAAATAAAACTAATAATACAAAGAATTATTTTAGGAGAATAAATTAGATATGGCAGTTACAACTAACGACAATATCAAAGCATTACTTAAAGTTTACTACAAAGATGGTGTTGAGAACTTGATGTTCCGCAACTCGCCAGTTTTGAAGAAACTTCAGAAAAACCGTATTGAAGGTAAATCATATAACTTCTCAGCTATGTACGGTCGTGGCGGAGCAGTAGCAGGTGACTTTACTAAAGCAAGAAACTTGGCTGCTTCAGTATCAAAAAACGTAGAATTTGCAGTAGAACCAGGACAGTTATTCAGCGTATATACAATGAATGCTAAAGAAGTTCAGGCTTCTGTAACAAAACGCGGCGCTTACATGAAAGTAGCTGGTGCTAAAATGTTCGCAGCTTCTGAAGGTTTCCGCAAAACACTTGCTGCTTCTCTTTATGGACGTGGTTTTGGTGAACTTTGTTTCGCTCCAGCTAGTGTGTCTCTTACACAGGACACAGCTGCTGACATTACTCTCCCAATGGATGCAGTAATGAAAATCGATATCGGTTCAGAACTTGTTATTAAAACTTCTGTAGCCGGCGGTTCAACAGAGATTAAAGCAACGCTTACAGTAAACGCTATTACAGGCACAAAGGTAAACGTAACTCCTTCTGCTACATATACGACAGCTGCAACAGACGTTATTTGTCTCGCTGGTTCTATGGACGCTTCTGGCGCTCCACTCCTCCCAGTAGGACTTGGCGGTTGGTTACCGGCTGTAGGCTCACGCACAGGCCTTTCATGGCAGACATATATCAACCAGAAATTCTTCAATGTTGAACGTAAAGCAGCTCCAGACAGACTTGCTGGTGCATTCTATGCTGAAGCAAGCTCAACAGCAAAGAAAGTAGATGCTATCCAGGCACTTCTTATGCAGGTAAGACGCCAGGGTTCATTAGCTGATATCATCGTATTAAATGACGAAGATTTCTTGGAACTTTCTGCTGAAATCGCTTCAACAAATACATACTTTACTCAGACTTCTACTAAAGAATCAAAGAAAGCTTCTATCGGCTTCTCTGATTTCACAGCTAGCTTCTCAACAAACTTTATTGAGAATATCGTAGATGACCCATATTGTCCAAAAGGTGAGTTCTATATCTTGGATTCTACAGCAGTAGAATTTGATACGCTCACGAATACAGACAAAGTTGATGATGGTATTGCTGGTAACAATGCTGGTAAACCGGATCCAATGAGCGACGATAACAACGGACATGAGGAAGACCCTTACAAACTTATCATTGATGACTATATCAATGTTCAGGCTGGTGAAGCTGATGTAAATGGTCCATGTTCTGAAGTTACGCTTATGCTCTTCGGTACATTTGCAATCACTAACCCATCTAACTGTGGTCACGGCCTCTTCTACGGAGCTAACCCAGTTTCAGTTTCTGCTTAATTTAAGTTAAATAAGTAAATATAAAGGGCGACTTGCTATATAGTCGCCCTTTGTTTTAATGGGGGAATGAAATTAAATGGAAGCTTTGAAAGTATTAGCCGGAAATGGAATATGGAGTTTACTAACCGTAGTTTTTATATTTCTAGTATTATGTCTCTTAGTGAAAAAAGGAATCCTATCTTTTAAGGGACACGGATTAACGTTAGGCGCAGCGGCTTCTGAGTCTAAAATAAGAAATATGCAACAGCTGTTTAGTAAATCTTTATTTGAAGGCACAATCGCTGATTTACCTAAAGAGTGCGAATATTATCATAAGCGTTTTGTTATATCTCAATGCCTGGATGAAGTGGAACGCATGATACGTGAGAATCATATCTCTGATGATGCCACATACATAGAAACTGAATTCCAGATTATATACTCTATAGTATTAAAGCATACAACTATGGACTATTTTAGACAAGATGACTTCAAGACTTATTTGCACAACTTGATTGAGAAACTGGTTAGCCAGCTAGTTAAAATTAGAAAACAATATTCGTAAATATTATGGAACTTTATAAAATCGGAACAGAAAATGATGTCAGAGTCTATAAGAAAACTAAGCTTGGTAATATTGCTTTTATTATCATCTGTGTTTTATTGCTATGCGCAGGAATTTTCTTTGGAACAACCTGCTATTACAGATCTAAATACACTAGACTTGTGGAACAAAATAGAATTGAACTTGAGCTCGCTAGAGCAAGATCAGAACAATATGAAGCTATTTATAAATCAGCAAGAAACACAAATAGAGAGCTTGGAGAATGCTTATCTAGATCAACAGCAAATATCTATGAACTTAGAATGCTCATTAGCGAAGTCAGAAAACGCTATGAAGAGATGGAAAACATTTTCAATAGTAATGGGGACAACAACGGTGGTACTTGGGATAACGACAGTAGTAGAATTTCTGATATTGCTGAATAAATGAAATTAAAGGGGGTACATACAGTTAAGTATGCGCCCCCTATTATTATGGATGATAATGAATAGCTAAATTATATTAAATATTTCTTAGCTTCTAGTGTAGGATTGGCAATTCCTTGTTTGCAAAGTCTCTTTCTAAGTGCTGCTAAAGTAAGGGTCTCACCTTCATATAGACATAACCTACTATCATAGGCTTTACTCTTAGCTAAGCATTCATCCCTATGAGCATGATAGCGAGCTTTACATTTAGTTAAGCGCTCATCTTTATGAGCTTCATACCAAGCTTTACTCTTAATGGATTTCTCATCTTTATGGGCTTCATACCAAGCCTTCATATTAGCTGAGTGCTCTTCTAGATGACTTCTATACCAGGCCTTATTCCTTTCTTTATGTCTTTCAGTATCATGTCCTTTAGCTCGAATACTATTATAACTTGGCTTCAATTGCTCGATATAATATTGTTCTCTTTCTTTAAGACTGCTAGTTTCTTCAATAATCTCAAAGGTAAAGTTATCCAAGCCAAATTCAAACATATCTTTATACAGTATAGTGTTTGAGTGTGCTTTCCACTGAGACAACTTTCTATGATCACGCCATCTACGCTTTATATCCTTGCTGCTTCCAATATAGAAATCGCCTGTAATTTTATTTGTAATTTTATATACACCAGAAATTTTATCCATTTTATTTCCTTTTTATTTTATCAGAAGAATATAACAAAATTATTCGGATTATTGCTATCTTGGATAAGAAGCATCTTAAAATTACCGTCATCAATATAAATCAAAATGGCAGTGGATACTGTTCCTGTAAGTGTATTCTTAACCTTAATATACCGCCAGTCTTTGAGAATACCAGAGCAAAGCCCATGCCATACATCGTCATTATCATCAATATATAGGTCCACATGAAATTCGCCATCATCCTCTTTGGCAAGTCTGTACCAGACATAATCAGCTATTCCAGCGCAGTATATCTTAAAGACTTTGTCTTCATCTCTTAGTAAATTATTAAACACAGTATAGGCAAGAGCATTACGCAACTCAATTTCCTCATCACTGTCTTCGTCTACCTCAACTTCTTGAAACCACTGAAACTTAAGAAGTTTATTATTTTCGGTATCAGCCTCTTCAGCTTCGTCTTCTTCAAGAGCTTCTTCTTCAGCTTTCTTTTCTGCTTCTAATTCCTGGCGCTCTAGATACTCTTCATAGGCTGACTTTTCATTCTTTCCTTTATTAACCGCTTCAATAGCTGCTTCATATGCTTTCTGTCTTAAATCTTCAAGGCTTTGAGCATTAACTGAACCAAATACCGAAATAAGTAATGTAATTAAAACTAAAATCTTTTTCATAATTCTTTCCTCTATTGTTTACCATGTTAAATAAAACTTAAATGGACTATTATAATCTTGGATAAAAGTAAGACTCTTAGTTAGAGTTTCATCTAGAAATTTAATTTGAGTTTTACATTCTAGAGCTGCTGTAATTGTGTCGGTATCAGTGTTCTCTGCTTTTATAAACTCTACACTCTTAATTATTGCAGTGTAATATGAACTACCAACTTCGCCATTATCATCATTACGTATATCTATTATAAGATAATCATCATCAGAGATTATCGTATACCATTTATATGCGCATTCTGGTATAAACCAAACTTTTATGTAGGTCTCTTCTGCTAGTGGCCTACATAAAGCCCAGTCTTTCAAAATATCACATCTCTGCTGATATTCTATTTCTTGTTCTTGGCTTAAGCTACTCTGAGCATTAAGACTAAAACTTACCAATACTAAAACTGCTATAATAATTGATTTAATTTTATTCATATTTCTTTCCTCTCTTATATATTATATAGATATTTACTATTATAATTAGTGAAAATTATCTCTGAAAGCTCTCTAATACTTTATGTGGTCTCTTGTTATAAAGAGTGGCAAAATCATTAGCTTGCTTTACAGCGTTC